TACCCCTTCGTATATAGCTAGTTTTGCTGACAATTACAGTAAGACCGGGTTGATTACTAAGATCATGGAACAGACTATGGTTCCTACACATATTCTGAATGCAGGTGTTTATCAGGAGGCTATTAACGTTCAGGCTGAGTTAATGCATACAGCGAAGTCTGAGATGGTTAGGCAGAAAGCTGCTGAAAGTCTAATAACTAATCTAGCAGCTCCTGCGTTAGCTAAAGTAGAGTTGGAAGTTACTTATAATAATGATGTAGTAGAAGACCTACGTGCTACTACTAAAGCATTGGCACAGCAGCAGTTGCGTATGATTATGAATGGCCAAGCAAGTGCTAAAGAAGTAGCCCATAGCGAGATTTTAGCTAAACGGACTGAGCCCGCACCTGTTGAGACTACCTATGAGGTGATTGATGGAAAATGATGTTTCAGATATACTTAAGGTACTCCCACATAAATACCCGTTTCTTATGGTGGATAAGGTTATAAGTAAAACTGATACGAATATAGTTACTTTAAAAAATGTATCCCATAACGAGCCGTATTTTAGTGGGCATTTCCCAGATTTTCCTATTATGCCTGGAGTACTTATACTAGAGGGTATGTTTCAATCTGGTGGGCTACTATTTGGCTGTGCCAATTTAGTTAGAGGACAATTAGCTTATGTAGCCACGGTAGATAAGGTTAAATTCATTAAACCCGCATTTCCTGGGGATCAAATAAAATTTGATATAAACATCATTACTAGCTTATCTAAATATGCTAAATTTTCTGGTAAAGCATATGTCGATGATACATTGATAACTCAAGTTACGTGGACATCTATAATAATGAATAACATAAAGGAATAATATGACTCAATTAGTAGTTTTAAAATGGTTAGTTTGGATGATAGCACTCAATACACTAACTCTATTAGCCAATAACATGCTGATTACGATAATGATGGGCTGGTTCGACACTCCCTTCGGATAAATGTGGCTACTGTAAGAGATGTATGTGAGGACTGCATATGGTGGAAAGGGGATAACTCCGGAATGCAGGGAGAATGTATGGATAGTATGAGTGATACGCCATTAGTGATAGGACGATATGAAAATTGTAGCCAATTCTTAACTAGATACTTATCTATTCCAATAGGAGAAAAGAATGTCTGATACTTCTTGTAGAGCATGCGGATGGGAATCTCAATCAGGGACAATACATGATAAACATGAGTGTCAGAAGTCTCTCCATCCCCATGCATATACATGTTGTGGAGAACAGATATGTGTTTGTGGGGAATTAGAACGCGAGGTAAGAAAATGACCCTAGTTAAGAAAACAGTAGATCAATGGCTTAATGATATTGATTATAGTGATGATACTAGTTATGTGCCCAGTGAATTTGCACTTGAGTTCGTGTCGTTCATTAAGTTAGTTAATGGTGAGAAGGGGGAAGAGAACAAGACCCCGGTCATTCACTATAAGATGATTGATAAAATAGCGGGCAAAACACAGAATACAGCTAATATGTGTGCTCGGGGACTGGCGAAGACTACTATATTTGCTGAGTATTTGTTCTTGTATATAGCTGTATATGGGGCTATTCCAGGATTTGGCTCAGTAGATTACGCATTATATGTCTCAGATAGCATTGAGAATGGTGTTAAGAAGATGCGGCTTCGTATGGAACGTAGATGTGAGAATAGTGAGTTCTTAAAGAAGTACATATCTAGTTTTAGATTTACTGATATTAGATGGTACTTTAAGAATGCAGCAGGTAAAGAGTTTGTTGTGACCGGCCATGGAGCGAAAACTGGGGTGCGTGGAACAGTTGAACTGAATACAAGACCACAACTTGCTGTACTTGATGATCTACTAGGAGATGAAGATGCACGGTCCGCCACTATTATTGAGAATGTGGAGAACACAGTCTACTCGGCTATTGATTACGCGTTACATCCTAATAAGAGGAAGGTTATTTGGTCTGGGACTCCGTTTAACTCTAGAGACCCGCTGTATAAAGCTATTGAATCAGGTGTTTGGCATGTGAATGTCTACCCTGTTTGTGAATCCTTCCCATGTAAAGAGGAAGATTTTAAAGGGGCCTGGGAAGATCGGTTTAATTACGAGTACATTAGCAACCAATATTTTAAGTCGAAAGGTGCAGGTAAACTAGATTCCTTTAATCAGGAGCTCATGCTTCGTATTACATCTCCTGAAGAGCGATTAGTTACTGATTCGGATATAATTTGGTATAAACGCAGTAATGTACTTAAGAATAAGGGAGCGTACAACTTCTATATTACGACTGATTTCGCTACATCTGATAAGGAACACGCAGATTTTAGTGTGATTAACGTATGGGCCTACAATAATAACGGAGATTGGCTGTGGGTTGATGGAGTTTGTAAGAGGGCCCTCATGAATGACACTATTGACCAGTTATTTCGTTTAGTTCAGGAGTATAGGCCGCAGGAAGTTGGTATTGAGACCACCGGGCAACAAGGTGGGTTCATTAGTTGGATCCAAAATGAGATGGGACAGCGTAATAACTACTTTACGTTATCTAAAGGCAAGGGCAGTAATACTATTGGGATCAGGCCTACTAAAGATAAGATGAGTAGATTCCAACAGAATGCCATCCCATTATTTAAATCTAAGAAGATCTGGTTACCGGAGGAATTAAAAGATAGTGATGAACTTGTAGAGTTGCTTTTTGAGCTATCTTTAGCTACTCTTAAAGGGTTTAAAAGTAAGCATGATGATCAGATTGATACTATTACGATGTTAGCTGAATTAAATGCTTGGAAACCAAGCGAAGTATCTACTCACGATGAAGAAGAGGAAGATCCATTACAAAATTCTCGTATGTGGGGTGATGATACTATTAAAAAAGCAGGTGACAGTTCTTATTTTGTCTAGACAGAGGATACTATGAAAGTTTCAGAATACATAAATTATTTAATCACAGGGGAAGTCAGTAAATTAGCAATTGCCAGTGTAGGTGATATGTCTGCGAATCCAGCTGTATCGCCCACTGCAGTACAAGTAGCTAATCAGGGTAGATTTATTAATTACATTAATTTAGCTAATTTAGCTGTGCACAAACGATTTCACCTGTTAAAGAAAACGTTTGAATTGGATAGTCCTCGGAATTTGGAAGAGTATGATCTGCCCTCTAATTTTTTAGTTCCTATTCACGCGTACTACGCATCTGATTTAATAGAAGTAACTATTAAAGATAGCTCTGTAAATGTAGTTTCAGATGTAGATACTTCAGTTTCTATTCTGATCCCCGAACCATTTAAAGTTATTATCAAGGGCACTGATCAGAATAGTCCAGTACGTACTCAAATCATCATGCAGTATGCAGCTTCCCCCTCAAAGGCCTCAACGGTCTCTAAAGACCTTAAAGTTAGTGAGGTGTACACAGAGGCCATGTTAAATTATGCAGCGTATAAAGCGCATAGCGCGATTGATGGCAGCATCAAAGAAGAGAACAATACTTATTACCTTCGTTATGAAGCAAGTTGTAAACAGATTGTAGCTTCTGGAATGTATGGAGAGAATGAAATTGAAGTGAATACTAAATTAACTGACAATGGATTTGTTTAATCGTCAGTTGACTTACCCGCTAGTTACTGTATTCTGTAATGGCAATGATTGCCAATGCTGAGAACAACCTCCATAGGAGTTAATAATGGCATATTACGAGACTATTAATTTAGTTGCTGGTGATGATAAACCAGAGATAAACCTCACGTTAAAAGATTCCAATACTGCTTTAGCTGGGCAGACTTTAGACCCAGACGATTCTAGTACTTGGGCCCTCATAGACATTAGTGATCCCACCGTTAAAGTAAAATTTCGTGCTCTAGGGAGCTCGACAATTTTAGATACGTTGACTTGCGTAAAAGTTGCTCCCTATACTGGCGGTGCTTGTTATATGCCATGGAATCTTACGACCTTGGATGTTGCTGCAGGTACGTATGAAGGAGAGATTTTCCTTACCTATACTGATGGCCGCATTCAAACTCTATTTGATAAATTAAAATTTAAAGTACGGAGTGACTTCTAATGGCTGGTGTAGATACTAGTTATGTATTCCCGAATGCCATACCGAGTTACGTCAAGGCTACTACTACCCCCGGCTATGTTAAGGCTACTACTGACGTTATATTAGATTTCAATAGTAAGAATAAGCAATTAGTAGAAGCGGTATCAGTCAGCGATGTAGCAGGAATAACTGTTCAATTTAATCTAATCCCTTCCGACATAATTAATATAGAAGAGCTGGCTACTGTAGTAACCGCTAAAGGTATTGCAGACTCTCTAAGTCTAGCAGATGTGTATCTATTAGATACAGGAATTAATAAAGTAGATGCTGTGTCCTTTGCTGATGCACACCTATTCAGTACTACCAAAGGGTTAGCTGATACAGCAGCTATCAATGAAGCAATTGCATTAGGTAATACGAAATCATTTACTGACACCGCTAATTTTACAGATGCCCACGCTGTACAGTTTACTATTGGGATTTCTAATATAGTTTATGCAACTGATGGAGCAATGGGCGGTTACGGTGGAGCACTTAATGCTGCAGCGTTAAATGTGCACAGTCTGCTTGGTACTACCGGGCAGATGATGATTGACGAAGTTACGGTTACTATTACTTAACAGAAAATTTAACATAACTTATACAGAAATATGGAGTTTATTATGAACACACAGGATTCAGTTTCTCTTACAGGTAAATTAGAAATTTCCCTGAATGGAACGGTTGTACAGGAAGTTAATAACATGGTTGTTACTGCTGGAAAAGAGTGGATAGCTAGTAGAATGCAGGGTGTTGTAGACGGGGTAATGACTCATATGGCTGTCGGTACTGGTACTGTTGCAGCTGCCGCCGCTAATACTACACTAGGTACAGAGCTAGCTAGAC